GCGACAAATCGCATAATCAATCCTGCCAATGTCCCAGTATTGCTCATCTGCGTTAGGAGTGTATTTTGCCCAGCATCGGTAGACAGATCGCCCGAGATTTGCCCGGTTGCGGTGCGTATTGTCTGTACCGAGGTTGCGTCATTCGCGCCGAACGCAGTCGTATCAGCGGACCCAGCATCAATGTTAAGAGTAAAACTCTTGATGTTCGCGATCTTTGCGGCTGGATAGGTACCTGTAAGTGATACCGATCCGGACTTCCCTTTAATCACTGCCATTTATCTCCCCTTTCGCCTTTTTGGCAGGCTTCATTTCTCCCTTGGTATCTTCATGGGCCTTCTCAGTATAACATCCGCATTGCTTATTGTTCCCTATACTACGAGGGCACAACGAATCTTCCGCCCCTTCGTATTCATACCCGCATCCGAGGCACCGCTTTTTCATGCTAGCCCCCCCCTTATCTCCGCTATGATATCCGCGCAATCCTGCGCAGCCCCTCGCAACTGAAAATAGATCGCCCTGTTATCTTCTATAACCTTTGCCTGGGCTGCCATATCTTCCTCAAGCTTCTTTTTCCTTGCATTTATTTTATAGCATATCTTATCTATGTCATCATATCCATATCTCCAGGCCGGAGAAGTTAGATAAGTGTTTTCGTCGGCCCATACTTTTATACCTTTAGCCCTGGCAATACCTAGATAATATTTGAACCCTGGCCGTTGGCTCAAATATTCTGTCTCGTGCATAAGGTAGACGCCGTAAACCCGTATCTCTTCATACCCTCGATATATTGCTAGTGCAAGCATGTAGGCGATAGTTGAAGAAAACTCTTCTCCCAAAGCCTTAGCAACTTCCTCAACAGGATATGCCTCCGAAGTCGGTATATCATCTTCAGCTTTTTGCATTATAACAGGGGTTTTACATTTAGCAAGCTTCTCAACCTTTTCTGCAAAGGTATCCCTTTTGTGCATTTCAAATAATGCATCAATTCTATGAACATCGTTCCATTTGTTTTCTTGAGTTGCCTGTTTGATTTCTCCATGCAGTGACTCGCTAAACACCGCGCCGGATATTGCCCATATATCGAATGATTTGTCGTCATAAGGGGCATCTGCCATGCTGGGAGTAGATCCTATAATACATACCTTTTTGTTGCTCATCTTTCATACTCCGGAGTCCAGTAGACTATCCCATGCCACCATTGCTCGTCTGTTTCGTCTCTCATTACCATAGGCCCTGAAGCGATCGACGATATGACATTATTACCGCTAGTACCTACGGCACCAGAAAACCTATTCAACGCAGACGCTAACAAGTTGCCTATCGCTATACAATTAGTATCTGATTTTGAGAATACGTCAAATTGTATTTCAGGTTGGGCTGTATCAGTAGTACCAAATGCATACGGCTCATTGGATGGCATTATCAATTGGTATCTTATAAAGTCAGTTTCGATAAGATCGGGAGCGGCCCCATGGTATATATCAGTCCCAACGTAAGCCGTTATAGAAGACTGCGCCGCTAAGTAAGTATTGATTGACGCTTCAATGGTTGCCATTATTTAGTCTCCACCGCTACAATCTGCAATTCTCGCTTGCGTTCATCTGGATTGATTATCGCAGTGAACCGGAACCTACGGCCTTCCCATATCCCAATATGAGCCGTGGTAATATTCTTGATATATCTCATCGTGATTTTATGCGTAAGTATGTTTGAAGTTCCCCCAAGCGCTTGATATTCTTTCCCCGACATTGGGGCTATCTCACATGGAAAAGTTCCGAGCAATGTCAATGTTTCTGTCGAAGCTACGCCACTCGATAACTTTACATCGTAGATAGCTATTCGGTGACGAAGGCGTCCAGCTCTCATAACGAATACACTTTTTCATACGACAATAACGCTTTGACTCCCCAGGGCATAATCATAGCGTTTACATTGTTCCCAAACGGATTAGAGTCTTCTCTGTTTTCGTAAAGCTCACCTACCAGCATCGTTATCGCATGTTTGATTTCAGAAGGTACGCTGGCAGCGGTTGCTCCATATCCAGCGGTATAGGTAATTTTGATTCCTGCAAGTTTTTGTAAAGTCTCGCTTGGCCAGGTATACCCATAAGAAGGAGCTAGCCGACCGACAAACCCAGATGCATCAAGTTCATATTCCCCATCATCCCAGGTAGAGCTTGTACCATCGGATAAGGTCGATACTATGGACGTTATAGCCAATGCTGGAGGCATGGGTAGCTCGATATAATCTTCACAAGGCCAGGCATCTAACGTCAGCTCATAAGTTCTTGTTATGTACGCTCTGTTTTGATGTAACTCGCATATTTTTCTGGCAGTCTTTATCAGTGCCGTGATATATGTGTCGTCATCCGTCTGATAGTTAGAGGTTACAACGGCAACTGAATAATTTACGCTGGCCACTGTTACAGCTCCGACCACCCGAATGTATTGCTTTATTCCAGTGTATTGTTTCTCGTATGTCCCAGCCGCCGAAATCTGCGTAAACGTTCCGCCAGTCCAATCGCTCCATGTAGAGTTATTTGCAGACTCTTCTATATGTGCGTCTAGCAATCCTCCAGCCGCTACAGTCCCTACGCTTATCTGGACAAGAGATGATTTGTTGAGTACATCCACGCCAGTTCCATTTGTCGATGATGCTGCGGCATATGTCGCCGGGGATATTGTTACTGTGGAGGATAGTTCATCCGCAAGCGTACCTGTATCTAAGCGGCAATGCGCCTTTGCCTCGGCCAATGTGACTGGCTCTATAGTCGGCTCGACGCTTACCACTAAACCCATAATTGCCCCTTAGTTAAAATGCAGATTGACAAGAGCCAACCCGGCCCTGTTCTCGTCTCCAAACAATGCCCAATCTCGCAAAAGTGCTTGTCCACATTGAAGGGTGACGTTGGCAGCGCTTCGCTTAACGCCTGCCCGGCAACCTCTCCGGTATCTGCGGAAAGGCCGGTCCTGGCCATATACCCCATCGTTGTAGAGCCCCAAAAATAGGCATATGCTCTGCCTGCTACAACGACCCATGCCAGTTGCCCGTCAGGCACCCCAGAATCAAGAAAGACTCCAATAGTGTCCGGGACATCTATCGCATTCAGCCTGACCGAATCCGCAGTCGTGGCGTCTACGGTAACGCAATAACCTTTTATCGTTGCCGCGCCGGTTTTGTTGTAATACTGGACCGCAAGCCCACCCTCATTGGTAAACTTTATCCTCCGCCCGTTACTACCCCAAATCCCACGCATTATGTTATTGTCGCCTTAATAACTGCAAATCGCAGTACGATAGCCTCGGAAAGATTGCCAGCCGAAATATTCGTGACGGTCACGTTGAACGATCCAGCAGCCATTGTATTGGCGCTTACAAGGTATTTCCCGAGCGTGGCTACTGAATCATGCTGAATGACAACAACGTCAGTAGCCGCGACAGTCGAGTTTGTTACCGTGAAAGATACAATAGCTGCCGCCGCAAGCTCGGCATTGTGCATCGTAATAGTGCCGCAGGTCTTATCGAGCGTAACGCCAGTGGCCTTGCTTGTCCCCTGGACTGCTTCCCCTCCTGCGCCTGGACCATATCCAACCCCGCCCGTGCCGGAAGACTTGATAGCCCCCGGCACGAGTACGGAATTGCCCCAAAGTGATCTCCTCATATCAGCCTTACCACAAGTCTAAGGTCGCCAGATGTACGATAAACTCGAATGGCGGTGACTGAAGGATCAAGTGTATCTGAGGTAGCCGTCGATACCGATCCTGCCGGCCAGGTTTCCCAGTCCGCCTGATTGTCTTCTATGTCCTCGCGAGAGTCGGTCGTGGCCTGGATATATCCTACCCCAGTCACGATCGGCCCGAGCTTTACGGCCCGATACTCATGGTCAAAATCCTCGAGAAAAACAGGGGCCTGCGCATCGCCCGAATTGTACTCAAACTTGAAAACTCGTTTGTCTGCCATGGCCCCTATCTCCTTACGGAAGCTGAATAGCGCGCATCCAATGGACGAGCGTATTTACCGCAGTAGTTGTCCCGGCCATCGTAGCGATAGAAGGAGTGATGACCGCAGTAGGCCAACCCGAAGTCATCGACGTGACAAGGCCCCCATCGAAGTAGAAATACAACGTGGTGCCGTCGAAGTATATCTCATAGATATGCGCCGAGGTATCCATCGCGGTTCCGACAGTCGCGGAAGAAACCACGGTCGCAATATTTGCATTGGCCGTGATCGCAGTCGCGCCGTCGTCCTTGTAGAAATAGACACCGTTGGCCACCGTGACCGCATGGGCCGCGATAATCGTGGTATCAGTCGAGGCCAAGCCAACAAGGATATCGGACTGCGTAGCCTGGTCGCACGCTATCTTGGCCCCGAAGTAGAACGGCTTCCCGCTGGCAATCTGGAACGGAGTCCCTACTACCTGGACATTGACACCGTTGTTTTCCGTGGCCGCCGTAGCTATAGCCGCCCTTACTCCAGCCGTGATTCCCTGAGTAATCGCATCGGCTCCGCCAATGACGGTTACGGTGTATTCCTTAGCCGTTGTAAAGTCTGATCCGTAGCGCATCTCCCACTCTCGCGGAGCCGGTCCAATGGCTTTGACCCATCGGAAGTCATAGTCGTCGTAGTAAACCTGGTAGCCGTTTACGTATTTGCTCTTAGTCATGTGGCTACCCCCTTACGCCAATTGGATGCAACGCATCCAATTTATCGTGCCAGTCCGCGCAGCCGCTGACCCGTCTTGCAATACGATCGTCGGGGAAAGAACCACCGTTGGGACGTAGGTTGTATGCGTTGCCTCAAGTACTCCGTCCATGTAAAATGCTACGCTGGAAACCCCATCGTAGACAAACTCGTAAATATGGGCAGTGGCGCTTGAAGTACCGGCGCAAGTCGTCCCCTCACTACCGCTTGCGTGGATTTCGGAATAAGCTGTTACCGCCGAAGTCCCGAGCCCGTAGAATCCGATAGCAGAGGCGGCGATGGCCAGGGCGTGGCTTGAATCGATAATCGTGTCATCGAGCGAGGCAAGCCCAACAAACCAATCAGCGAGGACATTGTCAAACGCCCAACTGATTCCAAAATACGCAGGGTACCCGGCCGCAAGCTGGAAGGGAGTCCCTACCAGCTGCATATTGATACCATCTCCTGCACTAGTTCCAACAGTGGCGAGCGCAGTCCGGACACCAGCTGTAACGCCTTGCGTAATTGTGGGCGTGGTACCAACAAGAGTAACGGCGTATTCGATGTTATCAGTAAAGTCGGACCCATATCTCATTTCCCACTTGCGGGCATTCGCCCCAATGGCGTCATACCATCGAGCCTCATTCCCGTGCTCATGGAAAACCAGCGTCTCACCGCCTGTATGCTTTACATACTTGCTAGACGTGCTCATGCCTTCCCCTTAGGCCTTGTAGTGGCCTTTCCTGCGGTATCACTTATGATAGTGACCCGCTCTCCCTTCTTTTCTTTAAGGAGCTTTTGTTCAAGCGGCTCCCCTCGATCCACAACGTCCCCTGGCTTAAACCCAAACCAGGGGACCAGTAAACGGACTGCCATTAGGCAATTACCGTCGGAGACTCGGGAGTGCCATAGCGAGCGCCCGAAAGCACGTAAATGCAACAGATGATGTTGGTCGCATTGGTCGAGTCGGTCAGGGTCATATTGACCCAATTGTGGCCGTCGGGGAGCTCGGAAGCGTCAAGCTCGACGACCGCAAAGATGTTGGACGTGGCAGAATTGTCGAGAGTAAGCGCTGTAGTGGAATTGAGCGTTCTCGCTCCGAGTACATCGGTCGAGGCGGTCGTCTCCTGGTAGTAGTTGAAAGCTACCAACTCGGCGCTCGTCGCGCTCGCGTCGGTCGAAGCGTAGACCGTCGCCACGATATCGGTCCCTGCGGCCGCTCCGGAAACGAGGATCATGGAGATATGCGAATACCCCTCCATATTGACCGCATCGAGAGTGGTTACGCCGTTTGAAGTGGCCGGATATTTCGCAATAGCGACGTGTCCTTCTTCGGCAACATTGAATCCCTTCATGTCTGATTCTCCTTTAAGTACCGGGCGAGTTGCCCCGCCCGGGTTTTATTACGCACGCACCGCAAGGTCAACAAACGGCGATACCGTGGAAGACGTTCCCTTGTAAGGGGTGAGCGCCTTATTCCAGAGAGGCTGGCCGTTTACCCTCATGGTGAAGCGGTAAGCCATCTCATCGGTCGAGAAGAGGACGTGCATGGAAGAGGCGGACTGGATACCGGCCTTTTCGATGATTCGGTACTGTCCGAAGTCGGCAAGGTAGATGTCTCCGGCGGTCCCGAGGGCGAGAGCCTGCTCAGCGAAAACGACGGGAATTCCAAGGAGCGTTCCATTGGGCGCGCCGGTAAGGCTGTTGCCAGGGATATAAAGCGGATACCCAGCGGTTCCGACCTTGATCGCAAGGCTCATAAGCTGCGGGAAGCACTCGCGGTTCATCACCCAGCGCGTGGTAGCCATGTTCGATCCGCTCCATAGGCGAGCGTACATGTTGACGACGTTCTCGAAGTTGATCGTCTTAGCGGTTTGGCCGGTTTCCTTCGCCTGAGAAACAAGCGCGGGGGCATTGAGAATGCCCAGGGGCTGCCCGGCTCCGGTCCCATTCAGGATTTTATCGTCGAGCTGGAAAGCGAATTCTTTCCCAAACTCTGACATCACGATGCCTTCAAGCGCCGTAGAGTCCTGAAGCAGTTCCTCGGTCACATAGGCCAGGCCGATCAACTTCTCAAGGCTCATCGTATCTTCACGGAACTTGGGAGCCTTCGCCGTGGCAGCGTTGCCCTCGTTCTTCCAGTAGGAAAGGACGCCACCAGACCGATAGCCGTCGGCGCGGTTGGATTCGTCGATAGCCGCATACTTGAGGCCGTTAAAAGGCCCGGAAATCTGGATGCGCTGGCAAAGAGCGGCAACCTGGCCTTCGTTGTAAGCGCGCTGCGCGAGCATCCCAGCCTGTTCGGTGCCTACTAGAAACCCGCCGTCGCTCGGGGCGCTTTCGTTCATACCGCTAGCGGCGGCCTTGAACTTTTTATTCTGCGTCTCGAACCGGGGACCGGTATCTTTCCTCATGGCACTCTTGTGCACGTCCTGGAGAAACTCACCGAGCGGATAAGGCGCGCTTTCGGCCACCGGGCCATTGACCGCGATCCCAGAAGGGATAGGCCGAGCCTGGTTTACGAACGAGTCCATCTCCTCGCCCTGTTCGAGAGTAAGAATATCCGCCTTGAGCTTGATCTGTTCGGCCACAAGGGCCTTGAACTCGGTAGCTTCGGCCTCAGTGGCCTTTTCTCCGAGCGCCTTGATTTCCTCGCGTCTCGTTTGGATCTCGCCGATCCTCGCGAGCATCTTTTTCTTGTCCATGTCTTCCCCTCTGTCCGTCATCTCGACGGTCAAGATCGCTCTACTGTCTCACGACGTTGAGCTCTAAAACTTCAAATCCATGTCAGCTATCAGCATTGCTGGCGTCAGGACCGGCTTAGCAGGATCACCCCGCTTGGCTGGCTCAGATTCACTCCGGCCAACCGCTTTCCATCCGTCTGCAACTATCGCGACCGCCTCACGCTTAGAGCACCCTGCGTCACGCAAGAGGCTCTCCAGTTCGCGCGGATTCGTAATCCCTACATCGCTTGCGATCCCCTTGAGTTTATCGGGGACCTTGTTGAAATGCTCCGAAATCCTACTGTCAACCTTCGCGGCTATCTCGCCATAATCTTCCGAGTCGTCAGCGTAACCCGCTTCTATCGCTTCGCTGGCGGTTAACCACGTTTCAGCGTCCATCATGTCCGAAATCTCTTTCTCGCCCTTCCCGCTTTTGTTCTTGTATATTGATACGAACTCGCCTTTCATCTTGTCCAGGATGTCAGCAGTCTTTCTGAGTTCAGCCGCGTCGCCAACAATGACGGTCAACGGATTATGGATCATGTAATATGATCCTTCTCCCATCGTCAACTTGCGCCCAGCAAGCGCGATGATTGAAGCGATGGAAGCCGCAAGTCCGACTACTTCCACGTCAAGCTTATCCCGATGCGCGGCAAGCATGTTGTATATCGCCATGCCGTCAAAAACCGATCCGCCAGGGCTATTCAAAAGGAGCTTGATGGATTTCGCGCTTTTCACTTCATCGAGTTTTTCTTTGAATTGTTTCGGGCCTATCCCCCAGAAATTATCAATCTCGTCGAATATTTCTATTTCGGCGAGGTCATCGGATTTCTTTTCCATGCGGAACCAGGCCTTAGTTTTCGCTGGCATCTGCATCTCCCTTGGCTTGATTGCCATTGACACCTTTATCGTCGCTCAAATTATCTCCATTGTCAAGAGCACTGTCGGGGGTAAACGTTGTGGCTTCCGCTATGGAAGCGTCACTCATGTTTTTGGGACGCCAGTACATGTCCCCTATCTTCTCATCAGCTATTGGGTTCATCGACTGACGGTACCTAATTTCATTGGCGTTCATCCAGCCACCATTTCTAGCTACATTATATCCCTCATTTTGAGTTTTCATATCTCCGCGCTGAATCGATGCAAGATCAAACTCAGAAAAACCTTTTTCTGACTCTGAATCTGTGAGCAACTGCGAATCGATCGCGGCTTCCCAGCGTTCAGCCCAGGGCCTAATGGTATCGGTAGCATACTCAATACCTAAATGCTCTATATTGCTAAAGGTCGCATGAGAGTAATCTTTTAATTTATATGGAGATATATTCAAAATACGAGCAATTTCCCCTATCTGAAATATCTTTGATTCAAGAAACTGCGCGTCATCCAAAGGCATCCCCAGAGGCGTGTAGGCCAATTCTTCCGTTTCCACGACAGCAAACTTCCCGCTGTTGGCAACCCCCGTGTACATATCCGCGAATCGTTCCCGCAAAGTTTTTTTTGCTTGTTCGCCAATCGCCTTCTTGACATTAAGGATCCCGCCAAGATGCGCTCCATTATTAAGAAATCTTCCTGAGAATTCTTGCTGCGACAACCCCAAACCAATGGTGTTCCTAGCAATCTCAAGAAGCGAATATCCCTTTATGCTGTCAAATCCAAATCCCGTAAGATGAAATATCTGATCTTGCGAATATTCAACTGTT